GCCAAGGAGAAGGCGGATAAGTTCTTCGGTTATGTAAACCACATGAACTCCGCCGTGGAGAATTCCATTCGCATGTCCTCCTTCTGGGCGGCCATTAAAAAGGGTTGGACGGTGGAACGAGCCGTGGATGTAGCTAGAAACATCACCGTGGACTTCAACCAAAAAGGAAACTTTACTCAACAACTCGGAGCGTATTTCGTATTCTTCGGTGCTTCCGTAAACGCCCTGGACCGGCTGTTAAGGTCCATAAGAACAGGCAGCGCCAAAAGAAACGCAGCCCTTATTACGGGAATCGTGGGCGCGTCCATGGTGACTTCCATATTCAACCGCATATTTGACGAAGATCCGGAAGACGACGAAACTAAGGAGAAACACAATTACGACACCATAAATTCTCACACCCGGGACACCAACTTGGTGATGGGCATGCCGGATTGGGTGCCGGGAAATCTGAAGCGGTTCGGGTCCACCGGCTTCTTCAAGATGCCCCTACCCCTCGGGTACAATGCCTTCTGGGCAATAGGGCAAGCTCTGGGCGATGCCTTCGCCAGTCAGACCATGGGTGCGCATACCGGAGGTTTTCTGAGCGGAACTGCTCGCGTCATACAAGCCGTAAGCAATGCGGGAAATCCTTTCGGTGGGGCCAATCTCTCTACTATGATCATACCCACCTTGGCAAAGCCCTTGTTTGAAATTTACCTCAATGAGAATTTCATGGGCAAGAAGATACACTACGCCAACAACCCATGGGAAGCCGAGTCCCCCGCTTACGAGAGGGACCCCAAGATGACGGCGGAACATTGGTCGGATCTTTCCAAGGTTTTCAACAAATTGTGGGGAGGAACCGACAGTACTCAAGGAACCCTCCACGGGATGATGGGCGGAAACGTCAACATGACCACCGCCAAGAACACAATAAGGATGGAAATAGGGGGTGCCCACATGCAACATCTTCTTTATTCCTACTTAGGGGGTATGGGCCAAATAGCGAATACCCTGTTCGGAGCCGGATACCAAGCGGCCAAAGGGCAAGCCCGTCCTCCGGGATGGAACGACGTACCTCTGATCAGTCGATTCGTCTCCGGGTCCACATTCGGAGCTTCCACTAGAAGCGACCAAAAAGCCGTCAGGCAGTTGGTGGAGAACGCGAAGAACGGACTGAGGGATGCGGAATCCGACGGGGGTCCCGCCGTAGCTGCGAAATACAAGAAGGACAACAAGCACATCCTGGCACTGGTGCCGGTTTCAAGGAAAGTGGATTCCCAAAAGAGCTCATTCCGCCGGCAGAGGCAGAACAGCGAGAAGGCTTATAAGGCAGGCAGCATCACGTTCGATCAATTTAGACAAACGGTTGAAGAGATTGAAGAAAAAGAGTTAATGTTGTATACAAGTTTCGTGATAAAAGCTCGAAAGCTAGGCATAGATGTATGAAACAATCCAATATCCAGTTAAATGAGAAGCAAGAATCCGATCTCTTGAAGTACCTCAAGAATCGATTCGAGCAGCTCAAGGAAGACAACCGCGAACGTATAGACGCGGACAAACAGTCGTGGAAGTCATACCACAATCTAAAGGACGATCGGGTCATTGAGGATACCATTTTCGCCCAATCTAATTTGAGCGTCCCCCTTACCACGTTGGTGGTAGACCATTTCATGGCGCGCGCGGAAGACGAGATAACGGGCACCAGTCCTTATTTCAAGTTCGATGCCCAAGGGCCGTCGGACTTGGAAATGGCGGAATCGTACGACAAGTATTTCAATTGGAAAATCGAAGACCGTGCCGAAACCCGTGAAAGGCTCGAAGAATCCTATCTTCATATTTTCGTACAGCGTGCCGTCATCATGAAGTCGGTGTACGAAGAGGACGTGTCTACGTGGTTCGACCGCGAGCGTAACGCTTTATTCAACAACGAGACCCAGGAATTTGAAGAGATACCGGGTGAAGGCCCCATACTGGAGGGCGAGGCCCGGTTCCTGCCGGAACCCAACCCCGTGACGGGAGAGACGGAGATGCGGCTTGCAACGTCACCCACCTTTCAAATGGTTCCCGGAGTTCACCAATTCCAACCGTTTCCGGAGGGGGTTCCAACTCAACAGGTTAAGTACAAAGGTCCCCGGTCGGAGGTCATAGACAGCGACCGTTTCCTGTGCCCCTCCACGGTAGAATCCATTGAAAAGTCCGACATATTGGCGGAATTGTACGACAAGGATATGCGCTGGGTTCGAGAAATATTCCTTGAGCGGGAATGGTTCAGTTACGAGGATTACCGCCATCTGATGAAGAAGGACGCCAACCCTCGAAGCGACATAGAGAAAAACGAAGGCAGGGTTGAGAACTTGGATTTCGATTCTGAACAGAATCCCAGCGTTCCCATCGTGGAGTTTTGGTTAAAGCGTGACATACTGGGAACGGGACAACCCCAGGAATTTTGCGTATTCTATGATCCTGAGAACGAGAAACTTTTATATTACGAGTATGTTGCGAAGCTCACTCCCGACAACAGGATCCCCTATTCCGTGGTTTCCATCGGCAAAGAGCGTAACAAATGGTGCGGTTACAGTCTGCCCGAGCGTATAAAGACTTTCCAGCATTACATCGACAAGCAATTCAATTCCCAGAGTTATCGCAATGAATTGTCGGCCAACCCAATCATAGGGGTGAATCCACAGGCTGTGGAAGACGAACCCGAGGATGTGGAGTTGCACGCAGGCAAGATTTTCGAGCTGAAAGACCAGTATACCATAGACGACTTCATAGGATTCTCTCAGGTGCCCCAGGCCGATATGAAGACCCAGGAGTTGATCGATTTCGTCTTCGGCATCGTCCAGTTGTGGTTGGGGGTAAGTAATATGGCTCAAGGTGACTACCAGGCTCTAGCTCCGGCGAATACCGCTACGGGCGTTGAAGCCACTCTCCGCGAAGCATCGAAGATAGGACGACGCTGGATGCGTAGAATAGTCAAGGGATTTGAGGGTCACCTGACCAAGATGGTCAAGATCGCAATGGCCACTATGGACGAGGCCGAGGTCTACGAGTACATGGAAGGCGACGTCCGAGCATTTGCCGTGATGACTCCGGAAATGATCGAGAATTTGGATGTGAACGTTCGAGTAATACTGTCTCAGGACCAAGGTCAACGGGCGATAGAGAAAGCCAACCTCGCCTTGCAGACGCAGGAAAGGTACTTCCAGTCGCCGCCTGAGATGCGGCCGTTTATGAGACCTATGCTCAAGCGCATCCTCGATGCCATGGGCTACGAGAGAACCGACGAACTTTTACCACCCGAGGCTCCGCCCGACCCTAAGACGGAAGCGGAGATCATGAAAATGATGGGCGACAATGCCGCCCCCGGCGGTGAATCACCCCAACCTAGGGACGGCGTAATGGCCGCCACAGAGGGTATGGGTAACAGTAATCCGCAAGGGCAGAATCAATACCAACAACAAACAGGGTAACTATCATGGCAACGTACATACACAACAAAATGGTGAAAAACAACACTAGGGGACACCGTCGCTGGGGCCATCACTCCGGCGTAGTAGGAAAGGAAAACAATGACAACGACCGCCCCCGACGAGCAGCTCGCAACGGAGGCAAATACTTCGTACGATTTGTGGATGGTCTCCGCTCTCGTTTTAGAGCTGAAATAGTAGCTACTGACAACCCCGGCGGGGACAGACAGCGGAAACAAACAACAGCCGAGCGACTGATTGCATTCCGCACCCTCTTTGGAGCACCCAAGGGAATGTCGCACGACGGACTACAAATAGAGCGCACTAACATAAGTGTCGGCGACAAATCCTTCATCAGGAAAACTTAAGTGACCAATAAAAAATACATCCACAAAAAGACGGCAATCGTACGTTTGGTAGACAAGTTGCGTACGAGAAAGCGTACGGAAGCCAGTTACGTAACCCGAGAGTATCTATTTGTATCTCCGCTTAGCCTATTCCTAAGGGATGCCATGTCTCTGGGCACAACCTATGACGGAACGGATGGAACGGATGGAACCACGATAAGTAAGATCAACCGCAACCCTTCCGTAGTCTGATGGCCGTAGATCTAATACCTACCAGTTGGATAGAGATGGTCTCGTTATTGGTCATCGCTGTATCCGTGTTTGTAATTGCGTTCTACCGAAAGAGAAAATGACCGACATAATAATATTCGATCAACTGGCTGACATAAAAAGGCTGACCGTAGATGAAGCTTTTCTCCATCTTGAAAAACGTTTTCAAAAGGAAAGGGGACGATACCTTACGAAAATGCTTGATCCCGGGACCACGCCGGAGGAGACAATTAGCCTCAAGGCCGTCGTTAACGCGCTTGAGAACCTATCGCCTCTGGCTCTTGCGGAGTCGACGCTTAAGATCGAGGTCAAGAACCGGAAAATAGAACACCCGGAAATGTTCAAGGTTAGGAAAGCATGAGCGCATCCACAACAGATTTTATAGATAATGCGGAAACTCCTGCCGCATATTCTCCAAAGACTCGCACGGGATTCACCGTTGTCGAACATAGGAACATGTCGAATTACCCGCGCCCTATATTCAGGGCCGCGTCCGAGTTGAATTCTCATAGAGGAGCCGGCGGTCCCGCCGGTCCGGCCATCCCAACCTCACCAATCATGGCGTTGCTTACTGAGGGTGGAGACTTCATAATGACTGACAACAACCATTACTTTGACGCAGGCGTCTTAAAGAATTACAACATCCAGTTCGAGGAATAAATCATGGCTGACAAGAAAATATCCGCATTACCGGCGCTTACGTCCGGAACAACAGACCCTACGGTAGACTTAGTGCCGGTGGTAGACGTCGATGGAGCGAATCCGGCGTTAAACGTAACGAAACAGGCGACTGTGGAAGTACTCATGGAATCCGCTCCCGTGCAGGACGTGAACGGAGCGGTAGGCAACGTGGTCCTCAACTCCGG